AAGGGCAATTGCCTGGACGTCCTGCATACGGCACAGCATTGTGGGATTTTTTGTTTGAGGCACAACTTGAAGATCTGAACACTTCTATAGTAAATGAAGTACAAAGAGTAGCCGGCGGTGATCCTAGGATTTACATCAACAACGTGCAAAGTTACCCCCAAGAAAATGGTATATTAATTGAAGTTGAATTGACTGTGGTACCCAGCACCGATGCCGAAAGATTAAGTATTTTCTTTGATCTTCAACAGCGTAATGCCTCTTATGTATAAGTTAGTGGTTTTTGATACCCATAAATAAAACATAGAGGCTCAATACAAATGGCAAAAACCACAAGACAAACAGCGATATTTGGTGTAGAGGATTGGAAACAAATCTACCAAACTTATCGCGAAGCTGATTTTCAAAGTTATGATTTTGAAACACTACGTAAAAGTTTTGTTGATTATCTGCGTTTGTACTATCCAGAAACATTCAACGACTACATTGAATCAAGCGAATACATTGCCTTACTAGATGTTATGGCATTTATGGGGCAAGCACTGGCTTTCCGCACAGACTTAAACACTCGCGAAAATTACATGGACACAGCTGAACGTAGAGATTCAGTTGTGCGTTTGGCAAACTTGGTAAGTTATACTGCCAAACGCAACATTGCCGCACAAGGGTTACTCAAAGTATTTTCGGTTACCACAACAGAAAATCTAGTGGATTATAATGGTGTAAATCTTAGCAACATTACTGTGGATTGGGCCGACCCCACAAACCCAGACTGGCAAGAGCAATTTACCACAATTATAAATGCCAGTTTAGTAGACACACAAAAAATTGGCAGACCGGGCAACCGTCAAACAATGCTTGGTGTACGCACAGACGAATATGCAATTAATTTAGTTCCAGGATATTTGCCAGTTGTTCCTTATACTGCCACAGTGGATGGGGTGAGCATGCCTTTTGAGGCAATGACTTCAACCTCAGTTGGCGAAAATTATTTGTACGAACCCCCACCACGACCCAATCAACCTTTTAATATTTTATTTCGTAATGACAGTTTAGGATTTCAGTCATCCAACACTGGTTATTTCTTCATGTTCAAACAAGGTATATTACAAAATCAAGATTTTAACTTAGGTGAACGAGTGAGCAATCGCACAGTCAATATCAATATCGAAGGTGTTAACAATGAAGACCGTTGGCTGTTTCAACTAGACAATGTTGGCAACATAAATCGTGAATGGCAATATAGTGAAAACATTTATGCCGCTGGTGGCGAACAAATAGCCACCAGCACTCGTCCCATATACTCAGTAACTTCAAGAACCAATGATCAAATTACCATGGTGTTTGGTGATGGCGTATTCTCAGAAATTCCCGTAGGTACATTTCGGGCGTATGTACGTGCTAGTAACGGATTGCAATATATTATCAATCCAGAAGAAATGCAGTCTGTAAATATTCCTATCAGTTACATTAGTCGTGCTGGTAATCTTGAAACAATGACATTCACTTGTGGTATCACAAGACCTGTTAGCAACAGTCAGGCACGTGAAAGCATTGACGCTATTAAACAACGTGCCCCTGCTAGATACTACACACAAAATCGCATGGTCAATGGCGAAGACTATAATCTTTTTCCATACACTCAATATAACAGTATTGTAAAATCCAAGGCATTGAACCGTGCAAGCATTGGAACTAGTCGTTATCTTGACCTAGTAGACAACACAGGCAAATATTCAAGCACAAATATATTTGGCAGTGATGGTGGATTGTGGGAAGAAAATATATTACCTACAATTTTATTCTCTTGGACCAACCGTAATGAAATTTCTGATTTGGTTACAAATCAAATACAACCAAAAATAGCAGAAACTTTGATGCGGCAATTTTATTATGCAAATTTCCCCAGGGTCACATCCACCACATTGCCGACGGCCGTCACTTGGTTACCTAACACAACCTGGAATCAAAGCACAACATTAGCCAACGAAACCACAGGCTATTTTAAAAATGCCGCAGGAACACCAATACCAATTGGATCAACTACCACAACACAATTTAAGTATGCTGTGGTAGGAAGTTTAATTAAATTTGTTCCGCCCACTGGCTACTACTTTGACAAAAATAACAAACTACAACAAGGTACACCTACCAGTGCAGATCAGAAATTAGAAATTTGGGCCAGTCCATTGAGCATTCAAGGCACTGGATACAACAACGGTCTTGGTAACTTGTCTTCGGGTGCTGGACCGGTAGCACTGAATAATTTTGTTCCCACAGGAGCATTGATCAACACAATTATTCCTTTGTTTGTAACTGATTTACCACAAAGTGTAGAACTATCTATAACTGAACAAATTTTATTAAATCGTAACTTTGGATTAGGGTACGATAACAACGGTGACATAACCGGAACACCATACTCGTGGTATGTAATTACCAGTACCAATTTAAACGCTGATGCTACGTGGAGTCAAACATACGCTGGTAATACATCGGGCACCAATTTAGACGCCAGTTGGTTGATACAATTTGTAGTTCAGAATCAAAACTACACAATCACATTCCGCGGACTGTCCTATTTCTTTGGATCAGTATTGCAGACACGCTTTTTCTTCTACGATGGTTCTCCGATTTACGACAGCCGCACAGGCACTGTTATCAAGGACTACATCAATTGTTTGGCGGTGAATACCCAACCAGATTCAACTGACCATTTGCCTGGCGATATCTACATGACCATAACTGGTCAACCAGTAGAAAGCGACGGCTATGTTGATGACTTCCAGGTCCTGGTAGGATATCGCGACAGTGACAATGATGGTGTACCGGACAACCCTGATTTCTTTAGTGAAATTGTTGCTCCAAGTACTAACCCAACACAAAAATATATTTACTTACAGAAGACTGTGGACTTTGACAACCTACAACGCTACCTATTGGTAGAGCCAGGAGTTGTTACCAGCGACTACGGCACATATGATGAGATTGAATTGGTAAAAAATTCTTGGACTCCGGGGCAAGTGTTCTATGCATATAGTCAAGTTAATACTAATAACACAGTGGGTGCATTTTATCAACTCAGCGTTGGCGTAACTGGTGTTAGGACATTAATTGATGTCACAACCGAATGGATTGCTAGAACAGGACGTCAGGCATTGTATTTCCAATACAGACACAATGCACCGTTGACTGCACGTATTGATCCAGGCACCACAAACATTATTGATTTGTATGTGGTAACACTGGCATATTATACATCATATCAAAACTGGATACGTGACACAACTGGCAAAGTTGTTGAACCAGATATTCCTACCATTGATGAATTGTCAACTGCGTATCAGGGATTAGAAAATTATAAAATGATAAGCGACAACATTGTTTTAAACTCTGTTGTGTTCAAACCTTTGTTTGGAGAAAAAGCCGCACAAAATCTTCGTGCCACAATCAAGGTCATACGTGCAAGCAATTCAACTGCTAGTACCAGCGAAATCAAAAGTAGTGTAGTAGCCGCAATGAATACATATTTTAGTATTGACAAATGGAATTTTGGCGATACATTTTATTTCTCAGAACTTGCGGCTTACTTGCATAGTCAACTGGGTACAATCATAAGTTCCGTGGTGTTGGTACCACTCAACAGTCAGAAATACTTTGGTGACTTGTACGAAATACGTTCAGCACCCAATGAAATATTTGTTAACGGTGCCACAATCAACAATATTGACGTTATTGAAGCATTGACCAGTACCAACTTGCGTACTGCACCCGGTAGTGGAGTAATTTAATGGCCAAGGTTCGTAGTGTAGATTTTCTTCCTGAAATATTTCAGACTGATGCCAACAAACAGTTTCTTGCAGCCACACTAGATCAGCTTATACAAGAGCCTAGTTTTAAAAAGTCACAAGGATTTATTGGCCGCACCGTAGGCCCTGGTGTCAATCCCAACGACAAATATGTAATTGAACCCACAGCCACACGAGCCAACTATCAACTTGAGCCCGGAGTAGTAAGTCTTGTTCCTGAAAATACCAACAAGATACAAAACGCTATTACCTATCCGGGCATGAATGATGCTGTGGCATTTCAAGGTGGCAATGGCGACAGGCCAGATAGACTATACTCAAGTGAGTATTACACATGGGATCCGTTTGTTGATTTTGATACATTTGTAAATTTTAGCCAATATTTTTGGTTACCAGCAGGTCCCGACGTAGTTGACGTAGCGGCAGTGGTATCGCCGGTGTCGGAAAATTTTGTAGTGACTCGGGCCGAAAATGCATATTCTTTTTCGGGAGTTTATGGTGAAGATCCGGTCATTGAATTAATTCGCGGCGGCACGTACACTTTTCAAATAGCCCAAAATCCCAAAGAAACCATAACATACAGAGTTACCAACAACAGAACTCAAGCCTATGTAATCAACAGTCAAAACAATCCTGCACTTAGTCTAATTCGTGGCAACACCTATCAATTTAATCTAACATTAACTGGAGCATTTCCATTCTGGATAAAAACTGCAGCCACCACAGGTGTAGGCGATAGTTATAATTCTGGCGTAACACGCAACGGATCTTCTGTTGGGTTGGTAACATTTGTTGTGCCACAAGATGCACCAGACACACTTTATTACGCTAGTCAAGACCAATCCAACATGCAAGGTGTGTTGAATATTGTAGATGCCACAGCTGGCAACGGACCTGAATTTTGGATACAATCAGAACCGGGCGTGTCAGGAACATTGCCCTACTCTCCCAACATCAGCAGTAGAGATGTGTACGGTGTGGTCAATGATGGCACCGATCTTGGTACAATAACATTTAATGTGCCTTATACTGATGCACAAGCATTTTATTATAATCTTACTGACATTGGCACAATTGATTTAGTTACTGAACTAGATTACGATCAAATCAATAACCAACCATTGGTTGAATTCTTGATCGAATACGATGGAATTGATGATACTACCAATCTCAATACCAGAACATTAATTTTTATTAACAATCCTGCCCTGGTTAACAAATACCAAATCACTTACGTCACTGTTGATGATGTGGTGTACCTTCAATTGATTGATATCGGGATTATCAATCCCCTGGAAAAATTTACAATATTGTATGGCACAGTATACAGTAATACACAATGGTACAAAGATCCGGTTGACCTCTTTCAACAAATCCCACTATTAACAGCAATAGAAGATACTCTGTATTATCAAGACAGTGAAAATCCAGACCTAGTGGGTCGCATTAGATTGGTTGACGCTGATCAAACTGGCATAATTTATATTGATCAAATTCTGGGCAAAAAAACTTACACAGCTCCGAATGGAGTTGCATTTACCAATGGCCTCAAGGTAAGATTTACAGGAAATGTTGAGCCTGCTGTTTACGGATCAGGCACCACTAGTATTGCGTGTACCGGTACTGAATACGGCACAAATTATATCACGTATGACAACACTAATACATCTTTGTATGTGGGTCAAGAAATTGTATTTGTTGCCCCCACACTTGGCGGATTGGTGGCAGGACAAACTTATTATGTGAGATCAATTTCAGCTAACAATGTAAAATTCACAGTAAGCAGTATTCAGTACGGAGCAACACCTGTTGCATTATCAACTGCAACAGGATCAATGACAGCCAATGCTGTGGCCAATAGAGAATACTATGTAAGCGGTGTGGGAACAGCAATTGAATTGTTGCCAACTAGTAGTCTTGATGTTTACGAAACTTATGCTGTAGATGCCGATACCACAACTGTTGTAATTGAGCCAACACAACCGGACTATCTTACAATCAGTCGTGCCAGTAAAGATCTAAATGCATGGAGTCGCAGTAACCGCTGGTTTCACATTGATGTAATTAATGCAACAGCTGAATATAACAATACCACCGCGGTGCTTGACAATAACTATCGAGCCAAACGTCCTATTATACAATTTAGATCTGGATTACGATTATGGGACATGGGCACAGACGGCAAAGCACCTGTGGACATTATTGATTTTACACAAACAGATGCATTTAGCAATGTTGAAGGTAGTGCTAGTTATTCCACAGATGGATATACATTTGTAGAAGGCACACGAGTAATTTTTGCCGCAGATGAAGATACTGATGTAAAAAATAAAATTTATGTTGTTAGTTTTGTTACGCCTGATACATCACCTAATACCAATGCTGGCGACTTTTTGATAGGCGTACACTATAATATTTTAACACTTGGATCAACTGACTGGAATGCGGCCGCTGGAACTTCTGGAATAACTTACGCAGTTGGCGACGGTTTTATCGCTGCCACTGCGGGATCTGGGTCAGGAACAGCCACAGTTGACGAACCAATTATTACATTGACCCAAGCACCTGACGGAGTAGTATTGCTTGACCAATCTACAGTTTGCCTCAATGGCAATACCAGTGCCGGCCTTACCTATTGGTATGATGGTACTGATTGGATAGAAGCACAACAAAAAACTGCAATCCAACAAGCACCACTTTTTAATATCTACGATGTTGATGGTGTAAGTTTTGGAAACAAAGTAAAATATCAATCTTCAGACTTTACAGGATCAAAATTATTCAGTTATGCTGTGGGAGATACCACCATACTTGATCCAGTTTTGCAATTCCCGTTACAATATTTAAACATCAACAACGTTGGTGATATTGTGTTTGACAACAACTTGTATGTTGATACGTTTACATACACTATAGATAATGTTAGTACTACCAGTGACATAAGTGCGGGTGCGGCACGTGAATATGCTGATAGAACCATTTATGCAAAATTAATTGGTTGGCAAACTGCTGTAGTTGAGCAACAAATTTATCAGCAATTTAAATTTACATACGACGGTTCTCCTCTTAAACTTGACATTGCTACCACGACGCAAACATCTATTGCAGTTCCTGTAATTAAAATATATGTAGGTAGTCAATTTGTTGACCCATCATTATATACCTATGTGATTGGTACTGATAATACTGTTATTACATTAACAAACACTTATGTTCCAACCGATATCATTGAAGTGTTGGCACTAAGCGATCAAACAAGCAAAGTGGCATTTTATCAAGTGCCAAATAATCTTGACAGTAATCCTCTCAATGCCAATAGCTCTGCATTTACTTTGGGCACAATTCGCACACATTACGAAAGTATTTGCCAAAATTTGTTGACAGTAACTGGTAAAATTAACGGTGCTAATAACACTCGAGATCTTGGTGATATTGTTCCTTATGGCCTAGTAATACTACAACAAAGTTCGCCATTGACTCTAGCCGGCTATTTCATGCGTAGTCCAGCTTACAATATTTTTGCCAGTTTGCAATTTAACGGTCGTGAATACATTAAATTTAAAGCACAAATGTTAGATGCAGTTTTAACACAACAAAACATTGCGTTTAAAACAACAGCTGAAATTCTTAACACTGCCATAGCCGATATCACCCTGGGAAAACTTGACACGCAACCATTTTACTGGAGTGACATGATCCCGGCCAGTGTGCCATACGCTACAAATTCTTACACAGTGGGATATACTACACAACCCACATTTGACACAGTACAAGTATACAACTACGAGTCAGCCAACTACCTTGGCATGTGTGTGTATCTAAATGATGAAATTTTAACACGTGGTCTTGATTATGAAGTTGCCATCAACGGCCCACGATTAACAATACTCATAACATTGGCACTGGGAGATGTTGTAACTATAAATGAATACAATGCCACTTATGGTAATTTTGTACCCAACACTCCAACCAAGTTGGGACTATACCCTGCATGGCAACCGGCTGTACTACCGCAATCAACCAGCAATGGTGTAGAAAACTTCACGCAAGGCCACGACGGTAGTATAACTCCGTTGTTTGGAGACATACGTGATCAAGTGTTGTTGGAATTTGAAACTAGAATTTACAGCAATTTAAAACTTGATGGCAATCCAGTGCCACTAACAATTGAAAATGTGTTACCAGGACAGTTTCGTACTACTGGATACACGTTTGAAGAAATCAATACAATATTTGCCCAGGACTTTTTGAGCTATTGCGGTTGGAACAAACTGGATTACAGTCAACAAACTTACAAAGCCACCAATGAGTTCACCTGGAACTACAGCAATTCACAAAGCAAACTAGACAAACAAAACTTGCTGGGTGCCTGGCGTGGAATCTATAGATATTACTATGATACACAACAACCCAGTTATACTCCTTGGGAGATGTTGGGTTTTGCAATTGAACCCACGTGGTGGGAAAATAGATATGGTCCAGCACCGTACACACAAGACAACTTGGTATTGTGGGACGACTTGGCCGCAGGCTACGTAGCAGATCCTGTTGTACCATATTATAAACCAGAATATGCTAGACCAGGTTTAACTTCTGTTATTCCCACAGGGACCGAGGGCGAATTATTAAGCCCGTTCAACAGTGTGGTTGGTGTTGCATTTAATGATTACAATGCTGGCTCACAATTTAATAAAAGTTGGGCCATAGGCGACGGCGGCCCAGTTGAAGCGTCATGGTGGAATAGTTCAGCATACCCATTCTCGGTCATGCATGTGCTGGCAGTTACTCGCCCAGCAGAATTCTTTGCATTGTTTGCTGATCGAGATTTATACAAGTTTGATACAGATTACAATCAGTATTTGTACAACGGTCGTTACAGATTAAATGCCAATCAACTTGAAATTTATGGCGATGGCGTCAGCAAAGCCAGCTATATTGATTGGATTGTGGATTTTAATCGTCAATCTGGAATCAATAGTACCCAAGCCCTTACCGCCGATCTTGACAATCTTGACGTGAGATTGTGTTACCGCATGGCCAGTTATTCGGACAAGCAATATATTAAATTATACACTGAAAAATCCAGTCCCAATAGTACCAATAACACATTGATGATTCCAGACGAGAGTTACAATATTGTTTTGTATAAAAATCAGCCATTTGATCGAATTGTTTATAGTTCAGTAGCAATACAAAAAGTATCCGGCGGATATGCGGTATTTGGATACGGAACTACACAGCCATATTTTAATATATTACAAAGTCAAGCAGTTGGTAGATTGCAAGAATACAGCTCTGGCGGAATTACTGTTAGAGTTCCAACTTTCTATAGTGATAATGTGGTTCAAGTACCATATGGATTTATTTTCAGCAACGAAACCGCAGTTAGTGATTTCTTGTTGAGTTATGGCAAATTGCTAGAAAATCAAGGACTTACTTTTGACAATATCTCAGAAAATAACTATGTCTTGGATTGGTCAAGAATGGTTGATGAATTCTTATATTGGAGCCAGCAGGGGTGGAATACAGATGCGATTATCAATTTAAATCCATTGGCCGCTAAATTAACAGTAACACGCCCTGGTGCAGTAGTTGATAGCATTGTGACCGAGACCAGCGAAAATTTATTGTTGGACCAGAATTCAAGAGAATTACCAACTCGCACTCTCAATATTGTTCGTATAGACAATACATTTGTTATACAGCCATTGAGCACTCAAACAATTAGTTTTATTGATTTGAAATTTACAAATTTTGAACACATGATTGTGTTGAACAATCGCAGTGTGTTTGGCGATCTAATTTATGATCCCACAACAGGTGCTAGACAAAGTCGTCTAACCCTTGTGGCGGTGACCACTGCTGACTGGAATGGAACACTTGACACTCCAGGTTTTATTTTAAACCAAGACAATGTGGAAGAATGGACAGGTTTACGCACCTATAGCAAGGGAGAAATTGTCAAATACAAGAATGTGTATTGGTCTGCTCTAAAGATAGTCCAACCAACTGAAAATTTTGATTTCAATGATTGGGTGCAAAGCGACTATACACAAATAGAACTTGGGTTGTTGCCTAACTTGGCCAACAAAGCCAATCAATTGTCCAACAGTTACAATATCAATACCGCCAATATCGAACTTGACAACGATCTATTGGCATACGGATTGATTGGATACAAGCCTAGACAATACTTGGCCGCGTTAAACCTTGACGACGTTAGTCAAGTTAACATATATCGACAGTTCCTTGATACCAAGGGCACTATCCTTGCGGCAGAATTATTTAAATCGGCCAACCTTGGCAAAGAAGCAGCCGATTATAGCATATATGAAAATTGGGCAGTACAACGAAGTGTGTATGGTGCCAATGCTAATCGCAGTTTTTTTGAACTTCGTTTAAATCGTGCATTGCTAGATGCCAACCCCAGTCTGGTTCAAGTGGTGTTACCACAACAAACAAGTTCAGCAGATCAACAAATACTACTAAGTGATGTTTGGAGACAGAGTTATAAACTCACAAGTCCTGATATTTTACCAACCACGACAGAATTACCTACCGATACTGGCTTGCCTTCAGCAGGATATGTAAGTCTTGATGATGTTGATATCACAGTGTTTGATATCAATAGCACAGCCAGTTTAAGTGCCAACATAGATGCAATTCAAGTTGGTACCAGTATATGGGTGGCCAAGATCAATGATTATGATTGGAACATTTACCGTGCTCAAGCAGTACCTGGACAAATACAACACGTATGTGATAATTTAAACGGCACCAGCCGTGTGATCTTTAGCGGTAATCATGGCCTGGTTGCTGGCGACAAGTTAATTATTAAATTCTTTGATATTGAAGTCAACGGGGTATATCAAGTATTATCAGTATTAAATTTAACCACAGTAAACATTGCATTTGCGTTTAGTGGCAATAGATCAGTAGCAAACGGTACTGGCCTGGGATTCACATTGCAAACCATGCGTGTTGCACAGGCAAGCGATGTACTTACATTACCATATGCCAATGACATTTTGCCCGGTGCAAGAGTTTGGGTAGACAACAACGGCAGTGGCTTGTGGGAAGTATTGCAAAAGAACACAGTATTTTCGGATGTTATTTCTCTTTATCCAGCATTGTTAGATGCCGGCGAACAATATGGTGCCAGTGTATCACAAGCAAGAAATCGAACAGCGGCCTTAGTCGGCAGTCCCAAATACGGATTTGGTGTAGGCATTGAAAAAGGCGGATTATATTTGTATGTTAAAAACTACAGCGATCAGTACACCCCCGTAAGCCCAGTGTCCGGTGGAGATGCGGTACTCACACTAGATGTCACTGGTGTGCGTGGTTATGGTAATGCTATAGATTTTGGCAATCAAACCTGGGCAGTGGCCGGTGCAAGCAAAAGTCTAGGGTCTGGCAGCCAAGCCAACAATGGATATGCCAGTGTTATATATCGTGATCCTGCTCGAGGACAACCCGGGGTAGTACCGTTTGCACAATGGCAGTTGTTGACACAACCTGCTGGATACGGAACACTACTAACTGGTGCTGGTGAGTTTGGTTATAGTGTGGCCATGAGTCTTGACGAACGTTGGATGTATATTGGTGCACCTGGATTGAATAGTGTACACGCTTATGGTCGGGTTGATTGGCAAAATCAATTTATACGAGTTAGGGGTAACGGAGCCACAACAGCATACACCATTAACGACACCATACAAATCAACAACTCGAGCCAAATCAAGATAACACTAGACGGGCAATTGCAAACAGTTGGTGTTAATTATACTGTCAACGGTTCTTTTAGCACTGTTACTTTTGTCACACCACCCGCTGATGGTGTGCTGATAGATATTTCTAGATATTATGCATTTCAAATCCCAGCAACATCTGCTACGTTCAATTTGTCTAACGGAATAGACGCAAGCGGCAATGCTGTGGGAATTTTCACAGCCACAAACATATATTCATTTAGCATTACTGTAAATGATGCATTATGGCGGCCAAATATTGATTACACATTTGCTGGTACCACAGTGACTTTTATCACAGCAAGAGCACCTAGTGATGTTGTGGTTGTAAACGCACAAAGTTATTTTGAATATGTAGATACCATCGACACATCAAGTGTATCAGGCGGACTCACTGCAGGTGATCAATTTGGTGATGCAATTTCTTGTACCACTGATGGTAGACAAGTTATAATTGGAACACCAGACAGCACAGTTGACGGCAAAACTGAAGCTGGTGCTGTTTATGTGTTTGATCGCAATGTACAAACATTCATCAAGAACGATGATTCAAGCAATGCTTACATAGTTCTTGGCACAGTTACTGGACCGGTTAGTGTAATTGTTAATAATCAATTTTTAATTAATCAAACCGACAGCACGATTGGTGCTGCCAATTCGTTTACTGTATCTGGAAATACTATTAATATCAATGCAGATTTAATAATTGGCGACACTATTCAAATTGAAACCAATCAATTTAGTTTGATACAACAAGTGGATCAAAACACAGTGGCCGAATTCTGTAATTTTGGGCAAGCGGTAGACATCTGCGCCAACAACTGTAGTCTATATGTAGGCGAACCACAAAGCAGTCAACAAATTTTCAAAGGCGGCGTAGTTGAACGTTTTGTAAATCAAAGTCGTGTCTATGGCACAATTACTGCCACTGTGGCTAATCCTGTGCTCACCGCTGGCAACACTATTCGAATTAACAACATTGATGTAGAAGTTCCTGCTAGTGATCCAACTGTGCAAGGACTAGCAGATCAAATCAACGGTGTTCCGGTAGGATCACAAACTGGTGTACAAAATGTTCTAGCCACAGTCAGTGCTACAGGATACCTTACAATATCAATTAAAAATCCTGATGCGGCTCCACAATTTAACAAATTACAAGTGGCACCGGGCACTGTGGGCACAACATTTGACGATTTAGGATTTGATACATTCGCTTGGACACAAACAATTGAAAGTCCATATCCTACAGAATATGCTGGATTTGGTAGCAGTCTCAGTATTGATGACTCGGCTGTTAATCTAGTGGTCGGAGCACCCAAAGGAACTATCTATCTTGAAACTGAATTTGATGACGGTACCACAATCTTTGACGTTGGTAGTACTGTGTTCTTTTCAATAATTATACAAAGCGGTGCAATATACACATACGATTATTTGCCCAGTTCAACCTTGGTCATTACCAATCCGGGCAAGTTTGTTTTTGGACAACAGATCAACAACAGTGACGTGGCACCGTATGATGGATTTGGTACTTCGGTTAATTACACATCGGGTGTGGTCATGGCCGGAGCACCTAAAAATGATTACGGTGATAGCTCAGCTGATTTTGGTTCAGTGTTTGTGTTTGAAAACACCACCGGCACCCTTGCATGGACAGTGACCAACATACAACAGCCCACCGTGGACATACGTTTATTAAACTCGGTATTTTTGTATGATAGAATTACTGGAGCCAGAACTGAATTTTTAGATTTTATTAATCCGTTACAAGGCAAGATACTTGGTGCCGCCAAACAAAATATTGATTATATTGGTGCCGTTGATCCTGCCTCATACAACATAGGTCCGGTAAATGTTCGTGGAACTACTTGGTTTGGTGAGCGTGTGGGTGAAGTTTGGTGGGATATATCAACAGTTAGATTTATCGATCCCAATCAAGACAACATCACATACGCTAGTCGTCGCTGGGCACAAATATTCCCAGGAAGTGTAATTGATGTTTACCAATGGGTATACAGTCCAGTACCTCCGGTACAGTACAATGGAGAAGGCACACCTTACAACACATTCAGTTATACTGTAAACACTAGACTCACGTTAGATGGCACATTCGCCACAGAATATTATTTCTGGGTGCGAGACATCACAGTTACCGCAACCAAACTTGGAAAAACACTACCAGTAAGTACCATAGCATCGTACATAACTAATCCACGTGCGTCAGGCATTCCGTACATGGCACCAATCAATGCTAGTACCATAGCTCTTTATAACAGCGGAGATTACATTGAAGCCAGTGACACAATTATTAATATTGAATTTGATAGCAATTAACTGATGCTGACGTTCACGTTGAGTACGAATTAATACCACAAGATCGTCCTGATGGATTCTTGAGTGATATATTGTATCGCAAACTACAAGACAGTTTCTGTGGCGTAGACACATTTGGTAATCAAGTGCCTGATCCAAGACTGGGTCCTGCTGAAAGATACGGAGTACAATTCCGCCCAAGACAAAGTATGTTTGTGGATCGCTTTGCGGCATTGAAAAACTATCTTGTGAGATGCAACACAGTTTTAAGTCAGTATCCTGTTAGCGAAAATAGATCATTCAATTTGTTGAACAGCAGTCAAGCAGAACCGATGCAAACTGAAACTGTTAACGGAGTTACTATTACAAATTGGAATTTACGTATAGCTAATTTAGAAATACTAGGTTTTCAAACACCGTTCTGGAGCAATACCAGCGGGCCAATACCATTAGGATACAAATACCTTGTGACGACTGACAGCAGTCAGCGTGGGTTGTGGACAATTTATACTGTTGAAGCAAGCGATGTTTCGGCCTCTGGCAGAATGCTAGTATTAACCAAAGTGCAAGGTTATAATACTCCTGACTATTGGAATTACATTGATTGGTACCGCCCTGGTTATAATTCCAGCACCAAGGTTGTGGCAGAAGTCTCCACATACTCTGCATTGGCCACGCTTACAGTTCCTGTAGGCAGTAGTGTCAAGGTCACGGCCAATGCACAAGGCAAGTTTGAAATTTATTTAAAAACTGATCTAGGTTGGGAACGTGTTGGACTACAAGATGGTACTATTGAATTTTCAGCAGAATTATGGGATTACGCATTAGGACGATTTGGTTTTGACGTCGAAGTATTTGACGCACAATATTTTGATCAGGAACCTGTTACCGAAACACGTAAAATTATACAGGCCATTAACGAAGAGTTGTTTGTAAATGAACTAGCAATTGAACGCAATCGTGCATTAGTATTAGTATTTAATTTTGTATTGAGTGAATTTTCAGCACCTGAATGGCTGGTCAAAACCAGCTTGATTGATGTGGATCACAGAATACGTGAATTGATACCTTATCAAAATTACATAAGAGACAATCAAGAATTTGTTAGTGATTACATTCAAGAAGTTAAACCGTATCACGTTAGCATTCGAGAATTTAATTTAAAATACGCAGGGTTTGATGAATTCTTTGGTGATACCACTGATTTTGACTTGCCTGCATATTACAATACTTCACTAGACATACCAGCATATACCAGCCCAATTTTATTACCATATGATCACGGTACTGCATCTGGTGCATCAATTAATGATTTAAGTGATTTGCCAGCAACTAGTACAGTATGGACAACATGGCCATACAATCAATGGTACAATAATTATCTATTAAATTTGATAAGCATACGAATAATAGACGGTGGATTGGGGTACGCCCAAGCTCCTTTGGTTATTATTTCTGGAGATGCCGAAACTCCAGCCACGGCTGTGGCAATAATCAATGCTGTTACGGGCGTAGTAACTAGAGTAGATATAACGTATGCCGGCT